GAAACCGAGTCGTCTTTTTCGGAACCAATGTAGCTAGTTCCAGGTTTGTTGACGTGTTGCCCCACGATGTGAATCCCTTCGGATTCTGGACCGTAGTCTTCCCCCGGAAAGCCGAGTCCGGAAGATTGATTGGCGCCTTGAAGATTGCGAGCAGCCTCGGACGCCGCGAGGCCCGCTCGAGCATCGGTTTCCCCGATTTGAGATCTAAGAAGCTGCAGCTCAAGGGCGCTTCGTTCACGCTCTTGAGCCGTTTGCGTTGCTTGGATGGCCCTACCTACATTCTGGCCCATCTCCGAAACGAACGCAGGCGCTTGGTTGTGTACCGGTGAGTACGATGGAGTCTGCGCGCCAAGCGCGTACAGAGGGTGCAGGCCCGCCGCTTTTGCATCTTCTACCCTCCAGCGTATTCCGTACTTGGCGAATTCCTTTTGCATCCGCCGATTTTTGTGAGCGTCCGATGACGCCATGGCACCGCCGAGAGCGCTAGCGCCACCGGCGATGAGCGCACCCGCTATGACTGGTGCAACCATCTAACTACCTCCTACAGGTGTGATGAGAGTTGAGAGTGTGTTTCGCTTTGAACATGTTAGGGCCACCGAAGCCCCAAGGTTTGCCAGCGATTTTGTTTGCGAACATTTGTTCGCGTGTCATGCGCCTTCCGGCGCAGATCTTGTTTTGCCGCGGTAACCGCGGCCGAAGGGCTTTTAGAAGCCGAGTCATCACTCGGCTGGGCCTTCGAATGACTGTCGCGAGGTTCCGACCCGGAACCCGCTTATAGACACCCTGGATCAGGCTGCGTGCCCGAATTTTTGCCAGGGTGTTTGTAACTGTCGTTATGGACCGTGGCCGCAGCGCGAGGCTGCGAGGACCGCTGAGGGTCCGCCCGGTACTTGTTACGTAGTTGTTTTCTTGTCGCCTACGGCGCCGCATTTTTACCCTCCGGGGGGGATTGCGGTCTGACAGTTTCTGTCAGTCCGCACAGTAGGTATCAAGGAGACCTACTGTGGGATGTTTGTACATGAAAAGGGCCCCCGGTGGAAGTCCCGGAGGCCCGATTAGAGCCGGTTTGGCGTGAGGGGGTTAGGGGGGTAGCCCCCGTATGCCTTATTGGCTCGCTCGCGATTCTAGCTCGCGTTGAGCAGTGACCATGAGCTTATGCGCTGCCGCCCTGAGTTCCCGAGCCTCCAGCCATATGTCCGTTACCAGACGATCCCCGCTGTCCTGGATCCCGATCTGAAGATCCCGGTGAAGCATGTTGACTGTTAGCTTGTTTTGTGCTCGAAGCCTCTCCAGCACGTCCCTCATTCCGCCTGGTTCGTTCGCCTCGATGTTTTGCACGAGCGACGATTTTTGCGGCATTCCGAGCGTCAATTGCCCGTTGGTGTTCTTCACTGATTCGTTCATCGCCGAGTACCTCGTATTTGGTTTCCGGGAATTCTTCTTCGTCAACGTCGAAGTCGTTTGCTTCATCCACGGTTTCGAAGCCATGCCGCGCGGCTGCATCAGAGACGTGCACTCTAACTAGACGCGCGATGAGTTGTTGGATGGATTCAGGCTCTTTGAAGCCTGCAGGGATTTCCACCGGAGTCGGATCGGGGAGTTCTTCCCCGTGTTCGTTGTACTTCATGCGATTTTCCCGATTGTTCGCTTGCCGACCAGCCGGCGAGCTTGGATGTGGTGAGAAAACATGCCCCAGATCGAATTCTGAGTTTGCTCCGCAAAGACGCGTTTGGTTGGGACGCAGTTCACGAAATCCGCGTTGAGGGCCGGTGTTGAACCGAAGATACGCCCCAGATGCCAGTCGTTGAGCGTGTTGCGAAATTCCGAGGTCACATAGTTCTGAATATGTCTGTATTCGGAATAACGATCCTGATATCCGAAGTGAGCAGTGGCCGAAGCACCGGCCGCGTAAACCTCCTTGAGCCGGACCGATTGCTGGCCGATAAGCTCCAGTTCCTTTTGCCAGTAATCTTCCTTGGTTTCGCGCGACCACGCGCGATTGATGCCGTTGAGATACATCGACTTGGGCCGGATAGAAGCGAGGGTCATCACGATGCCGTGTTCCTCGAAGAACTTGACCCAACGACGCGACTTGACCGCAGCAATACCATGACCAGCCATCTCACCCAGTGGTTCACCTTCCGAGTTCGATGAGCCCGTGCGAAGCACCTCTGAGAACGACACCGTCGACTTGCCACCACCGAGATATTCCGGCCTCTGCAGACGAGCGTCCGAAGAACGAACGCCGAGATATCGCAGATATTCCGAGTAACGAGAACCGAACTGAGCACGCGCCTCTTTGTAGCGTTGAAGGGCGAAGAGTGTACGCAGGTCGTTGATATCGACACCCGACGCAGTAGTGAGATCCGCCCAGATGTTAGGAGCCCCCGGAATGTCCGGGTTTTCCTCGATTTCAAAGATGTTAGTTCCGTCCTGAGTGTCTTGCGAATTGGCGTAAGTCTGAACATCGCCAGTCGATTCGATAACGTCCTCACCAGTGTTGGTGAAAGCATCACCCTGCCGAATGCCGATGCCGCGAACCTCAGCACGAGTGCCGAGAGGAAGCGTAAGAGGGTCACCTTGTTGAGCCGACGGGCGAGCCGCTGTGAAGTAATCCTTTTCCCACGCGACATTCTGCACCGTAAGACTGTCCTCGTTGACCGTCCCGACGAGATCCTGATCACGATAAAACTCGTTGAAGATTTTGTTATATGCCCGGATAGGGAACAGAGAGAACGAGTGAGTAGCTGGCCCGGGAGTGTACGGACCGATACCCATGTAGTCCGCGAGATCCTTGGCCACCGGAACGTGCTCGATGAAGGGTGGAGGCTCTTCGCCGTCGACGCCGGTGATGAAGTTTTCCCAGCCATCCCAGAGAACCCGGTTAGGCACGAACCAGTGATGGATGCGCACCTGGACCGGATGCATGACAGGAGTCACCAGTGGAGAGAGGCGCAAAAGAGCGCTTGAGGATTGTCTGACAGAGTCTCCCGGCAAAGCCTCATACCAGTCGATCGGGATCAGTTGCCCCATATCGAGGGTGTGCAGGTTGTAATGCGAGAGTGAGTGTTTGGAACGTTTCATAGTGTGCGTTTGCTCCTTGTTAGTTCATTGCGAAATTTTGCTTGCTTGTAATGCTTGTCGCGGCGGGTTTCACGAACCGCCGCTTTTTCCAACTTGTACTCGACAGACCGTTGATGTTTGCGGATCTGAGGCTCAGCAGCTTCCATGCCCATTGCCTCACGAAACTTGGCGCGCAGTGTGCGACCGATTGGCAGTAGTTTGCCGCGCACGCGTACCGAAGTAGGGATATCCCCCGCTTGATCGACGATAGATAGACCTCCAGCTTGTGAGAGTGAATCCGCCAGAATCGGGACCGCAGGAACCCCGATACCGGGCCTACGAGACATTCGAGCGAGTTCAGGCCGACGACCATGTAGACGTTCATCATCTAGTTTGGTCATTTTTTTGGTGACGTATCCGGCGAGATATTGAGCAGAGTCTTTGTTTAGCTCGCCGAGGTGGACACCGCCGAGACTCCAGACCTTTTGCACGAGTTCGTAGTCCATGATGGAGACACCGAAGAGTGCCGCATGAAAGTGGGGACGCATCCCGCGCTCCCCGTATTCCCCTACAGCAAAGAAACGAAGCGGCGAAGGGTAGTGAGTCCTAAGCCGCTTCATAAACAGGGTGAAATCCTCAGGCACCAGTTCCCATGCTCGCCTTTGTGGTGGCCCGTGGTGGCCTTTAGGCACATCAGCGATAGTTAGAGTCGCGAAGGTCGAATGTGTGTGCATTTTGCTTTCCAAAAGGATACGCGAGGACCATTCCCTACGTTTGTTGACTCGACAGCACATGCATTGACCGCAGCCGAATTCTCCGACGCCCGTTCTAAATGGGCGTATGCAAAGCACTAGCTACATCCGGTAGCCAATGCGAAGAAGTCGAGAGCCCGTTGAGCGACGGGAACGCCGCGCACGGAACGAACCGCGACGACGACCGCGAAAGCGAGAGCGAGCCCGACGACGACCAGAATACCCACGACGACGAAAGCGCATTTCATTTCTCCTTGAAGTGTTTACGGAAGTTATGGAACGGATTGAAGGTGTCGTTCACCTTCTCTTTGATATCGGCCCACGCATCACCGACGTAGCGATTCATGAGCCAGTCGGCACGTTTTTCTCCGTACCGATGTTTGTTTTCCATGAAGGTCATCCACAGAAGCATGGGAGATTCAGAGAGAGCCTCGAAAGCCTCCGCTGCATCCCCGCTCATTCCACCGGGCAGAACGATTTCCGTGTTTTTGCCGATGTTGAACCGGCCCCACATGGGAGAGACGCTCGCAGAAACCGAGTCGTCTTTTTCGGAACCAATGTAGCTAGTTCCAGGTTTGTTGACGTGTTGCCCCACGATGTGAATCCCTTCGGATTCTGGACCGTAGTCTTCCCCCGGAAAGCCGAGTCCGG